TGGCGGTAAAGTGTACTGAAACCCGCTTTCTGTTGTTCCTGTAATTGCTGCCACTTCATTTTTTTCTGTATTCATCTTACTTCCCTTTCTTTACGATATACTCATAGTGAGTCTGTCCGCTTGAATCTGGTGTAGCCTTGAGTGTTGTCTCATATCCAATAGCTTCGCTGTCTTTATAGACAATATCTGCTACCTCTGTAACTGCTGCCGATGGAATCACAATTCGTTTTAGCGCTTTCTTCAAAATCATGTCAATTACCCAGGCGCACGCTTCCGCCTCGCTATTATTAGCTTTTACTGTGATCCCTTCTTCTAATGTTCCAGTTACATTTTCGTCTCCATATACAGCCTTTAAAACTTCGATATTTGTGATTTCGAGCAACTTATATTTAAAACTGTCTTCTTTGCTTGTTTGCAAATCTAGAACGGTGTCGCCGCCCCATGCCTTCACGTTATCCGTCTCAGGGCTATTAGAATTCGTGATTCCATCTTCTGAACAGTACCCCAGTTCCTTAAACGCTGCATTCAGTTCCGTTTTTGCATCGGTTGGAAGTTCGGTTCCTAATGGTGCTCGATAGATTGCTCCACCAATTTTGGGCTTTCCTGCACTTACATATTCTGTGTTCATCTTATCCCTCCTAATAATGGACGATATCATATACTGCCTGATACCGATATTTTTTTCTGGCAGTATCGGTATAGTTGTAATCTGTATTAAGCTCACATCTGCTGATATCGTCCAATTCGATTATTTTTCCCATTGCTGCTTTTACCCGCTCGTTGAGCGATGCCGCCCCGTACAGGGACGTAGAATAAGACTGGATAGCCAGAGTTGCCCGTTTGATATGGTCTTCTCCTCCAGATCCAGTCTTTTCAATCAATACATATTCATTTCCGAGATTATCCTCTTCTTCCAATCTAACCGGTATCCCTAGACTGGACTGCAGATAATCCTTAACGATTTTTTCCACCATGTTTTCCAACCGCCTTCAATACTCCGTTATTACCATCATCCCCACATACCTTTACAACTGCTCTTGTCTGTGCTACATATGCTTCTGTATCTGATGCACTGGCTATCTTATTCGCATGTTCCACAAGGATTGCCTGCATTTCCGGTGACTGCATTAGCTCTCTAACACCAGCACGGTTCAAAACAATCTTCGTCTTACCCATATAATGCCACCTGCCATTTTTGATTCCATTCTAACGGGATATTCTCTTCAATGCCTTGTTGTGGGAACCCAATCACTTGCCAAGACATTCCGAAGAAATCCACCCGGCAATCCTGCCAAGTGTGATTGTCTCCTTTAGGAATTGCGATATTGTATACCGCTTTCTTTCCGGTCAGATTTAATGTGTCCAGAATCTCCGTGGTCGATGCCGGAGCTACAAGCACATTCTCAATTGTCACTGGTATTTCTTGGTGTAGCGGGCGATCAAATTCATCTTTTCCAATTACTGTCTTCTCATACAGTGTTACTGGAATTCCCTTGATCATCGATGCCATAAATATCCATCACCCCAACTTTCTGTCTTCTAAGACCTAGTCTGGATAACTCGGATTTCTTAATGAATAAACCGCCTCCAGGAATCAGATATGTTCCTGTCACTGAATAGCCCAGCGCTGATTGAGACATCTGTGTCATTGGCTCTGTGTCTGTCGATGTCATAAGTGTACGCGCTACCACGTCAACAGTCACAGATTTCGCAACATTCCGCAACGCCTCATTCTGTTCAATCATTTTATCCAAATCTTTTCCAACCTTGTTGGCTTCATATCTCAGAGAATCCGAGACAACTGTCAGAAGCTGCTCTGCCTTGCTATACTCGGATTCCTTAAGTTCTCGCCACAGGATAGATATATCTTCTAGTGTAGCGAATGGATCCATTATTCTGTGCCCTCTTGCGATTTATCTTTTTCAGTCCCCTGGTTTTTAGATGGCGTCTTTTTCTTCTCAGATTTTTCATCAATCTCAAGTTCCCAGTTTTTGCCGGAAACCTTTGTACTTGTCTCAATAATTGCGCCCGTTTTTGTATTTTTATACTTCATACTATGCCTCCTTAATTCTTGCAAACCATTCTGGCACCAGGATTCCCCATCCAAGATATACTTCTGCACGGATATAGATCTGACCATATCCTTTTAAGTCTTTTCCTGAGTTGTCCGGATCACCATACTGAATAATTTCCATAGGAATTTCCTTTGAATATCCCCATTTAACTGCTCCCTGGAAGTCTCCAATAATACCGTGGTCTTTCGTTGTTCCTCCAGATACAGTTTTGTTGACGCTTGTCGGGATTCCGTTAAATGTTGCAGGTGATGCTCCAAATGCAAATTCCGGATACTGCTTGATTCCATTCGCTTTGACTTTTGCCATCGCTGATCCGAACGTCTTCGAAAGCGCGAGTCCTGTTACATCTCCTTCAGAACCATCTACTACCGCAATCGCATCTTCCAGATTTGCATCCGGTGTTGCTGACGCATAATCTACAGTTTGCGTAACTTTCGCATCAAAATGATTGTCTCCAATTACAGAAGATGCTGTTCCCGTTCTCGGGTTAATACCATGCATAGCTGCAAGGTCAAGTCCCTTTGCTACTTTCTTCGCAAATCCATCATTAAACGCTGTTAAAATATCCAACTGCTCTTCTTCTGTAGCAATCATAAATTCATCAGAGATTCTTGCACCATATTCAAACTTAACCGGTACAATTTTAACTGGTGCGATAGCAATACCGCCTTCGGTTTTCTTTCCATTTTCTGCGACAATATCAATTTCATTGTCCATAGAAAAAATCATTTCTTTCAATCCATTGAATGGAATCGGTGTCTGACCACATAATGCAGCCAGTGCTGACTTCCCTTTTACTTTTGTAATAAGATCTTTGACCAGTGTAGGGTCAAACATTGTTCCTTTTGATGTTGCCATAATTTTTTATTCTCCTTTCAAACTAGCCAGCATGCCTTTCATTGCTGTCTTTTTGTCATCAATTTTTTGCGGATCTCCTCCTGCAAGTGGAGGAACATCTTTTTTTCTCAAGAATTTTGCCATTGTCTCGGCATCTTTCTTAATTTCCTCTTCATCAGATCCACTTAATCTACCTGCAAGTTCATATGGGATTCCATTTTCATGTGCAATTCTCATCTTGAGAGAACTGGTCTCGTATCCCTTGATCTTGCCCTGCGCCTCTTCAAGCTGTTTCTTGTATCCGAGGTTCTTTTCTCCATCACCGTTAATTTCCTTGTTCAACGCTGCAATCTGCTGTTCAAAACCATCGGATTTTTCTTTTAGAGCATCATAATCTTCTGCTTTTTCCTTGTAACCATCAAAGCCTTCATATTTTGCTTTCACTCCCGCAATGCGCTCTCCGATTACTTTATCAAGCTGCTCCTGTGTTGTAATTGGTGTAAATTCTGCCATTTTTGTTGCTCCTTTCTCCATTAACCGCTTGGTTGCGTAATATGCAAAAAGACACCCTGTTCAGGTGTCCTTTAACAACTAATTCTTTGTTTTCTTTTCTTGGTTTTTGTCTCACTGCACGCCCAGTATGCAAGAATTATGCTGTCGAGCAATGCAACTTCCATTTCCTCCTTCATTGCCTTGTAGCCAAAACCTCCATTGGTTCCAATCGACCGTTTTTCACAGTTACTTACTACCTGTACCAGTGACGGCTGACCAGAATGAACTATATTCTTCTGATATAATCCCTGTTCGAATGAGGCATTTGCTGCAATGATTTCCTTCACAGTGGGTAGGTGTGAATTCTTTATACCATAATCTTTCATTTCATTTTCCATTAACTGCTGCCCTGATGCGCCATCAATAATCACCTTCCTTGCTTTCCATTCTTTCAAATATGCTAGTATCCATGTATCTCCTGCGCGTACTTCACGACAATCGATACACTCTAAAAATATCTTGCCATCTTTCGTTTTAGACGCAACTCCCATTGCCACATTCCCATCTTTGCTGTATTTGATTCCTACAAAAAGATCTCCTGTAAGCTCCGGTGGGATATCGGTTTTTAATTCATTCCATTCTGTTGCGCTGATGGCTGACTTCTGATTATAGCGAATCCATAATCCTAATCGCTGGATATTGAAATCGATCGGATCTGAACCAATCTCATCAGTTACAGATCTTTCCGTAAATACTGTTCCAAGAGATGGATTTGTCTCATACCAGGCATCTATATCTCTTATATCTGTCTGCTCCGGCACGGACCACTCTGCCCACCCAGAGTTAACCGTTTGTCCTTCCAAGGTTGCCTTACGGAATTTTGTAAAAACCGTTCCGGAGCTTACTGGAGTTGGTGGTGTTCCGCAAAATATTGTCTGTGGATTCTTACTATCTGTAACGACATACTTTAATGCGCTCTCTTGATCATCTTGGTACTCTTGTGCCTCATCGATAATTAGTAGATCAAATCCTTCTCCCAAACCACCTTTTGATGTTCTGGTTCGGAATTCGATAATTCCACCGCCAGCAACTTCCAAATGTTCTTTTCCAAATGCCTTATATGAAGAAACGACCTCGATATTTGCTTTCTTTAGCAAATTCGAAAGTCGTTCCCATGCGCTGTGTGTAGTTGTGGTTCTATGTGCTGTATGTAGGATTCTTTCGCCTTTCTTTAGTCCATACATCTCCCTTATTGCAACAATTTCATTCTTTCCATTACGCCTTGGGACTGAATACCCGAATTTGGTATGTACCCATAACCCCTCTTCGTTTACGGCCAAAATGTCTGACAGAAGAAGCTCCTGCCACTCCTGTGCAGTTCTTCCTGTCGAATTGTAAATGTCTATTGCTTCAGCTCCATATGTTGAAGAATAAGGCAGCACGACAGATTGCGTCGGGGTCTGCCGCCCCTTCCTTACTTCTCCCATGTAGCCTCCTCAAAAATATAAGCCACCCGAATAATCTGGCAGCTTATTTGATTTGTATTATATCTTTTATCTCATCTAATGGAATTCCATAAAATACTTTTCCGGCATCTAATTCTATTTCTTCTTTTCCAGATGATGTATCATACTCACTTTCCGTATTAGTTATAATACCTTTAAAGCTTTTTCCTTCGACATCTCTTACGATGACTTGTTTACCTATGAAGTCTTTTATTTCCTCGTATGTCATAACTCTCACCTCTTTTTACTTGGATAATCCGGAACTATATGCATTCCATCTTTAGCGTAGTGAATCTTAAACACAGATGTCTCTGCACTATTTCCGTTTCGATT